TTTCGCTAACCTCACAAAGATGGCCAAAAATTCTATATATGAATGCCTCGACATTCCTCACAGCTTCTATGACAACTCAAAAGCGACATTTAATAATATTCAAGGCGACCGAATCAATCTTTATATTTTTGCAGTTCTGCCAAATACCTATCGATTAAATGAGGAAATTACGAAGGCAGTTATGAGTTGGTACACGAACGGATCAGATTACGAGATCACAATCGTCGAGAAGAAGATCCCAGCACTAGAAGCTATGTTTGATGAAGCTAATCTCAGGAAATCGCAAAGCGGAGTTTTCACAATAAATGAATTAAGAGATCGTTATGAACTTGTAAGTATCGGAGACACAGGCGACACGCTTTACCAACCATCACAATTAGTTCCAGTCGGTGAATCACCTTTGACGAACAGGCAGCCAAAAGAGCAAGAAAAAAGATTAGCACATCATGAAAAGAAAACATTAAAGGAAATTAGCGATGCTATTGAAGCAAGCGACCTCTAGAAAAACAGCCGACAAACAAGTCGATAAGGAACTAGCAATGATAGCTCCTTTGATCGAGAAGTTTGAAGATAAGTTGAATCGTCTTTTCAGCTTAATGGCAAACGATTTTAAGAGCGTTTATGCATCGACCGGAATGATCCCGGATCAAAAAGCTCGATACGTTAACAGCCTCGAGGCGTTGATTGATGACCAGATGCAGAAAACAGCGGATGTATTTAAGGACACTATGAGGAATCCGAATCGATTTGAAACGAAAGCGAGAGAGATCGATCCCGTTGAGTTCCCGACAAAAGATGAGGCCGACCGGGTAGAAATAGAAGTCGCCTTGATACTGGTTGCTTTTATCGAAGAAGTCCGTACAGCGCATTCCTCAAGGATTTTGACAACGAATGAAAAAGAGATGAAGCGAACAATTCTTCTCGCTAGAAAGAAGTTAGACAAGGCTGGGGAGAACATTACTGATAAAAAGGTTGCGGATTTGGCATCGGAGGATTTCAAGAAACGATCGATCCAAAGAGCGGCGACAATATCAGAACTAGCAGCTGGACAGGCCGAGGCGAAAGCAAAAGAGGCTGAAGCTGAGATTCTTAACCGATCGGAAGCAACTCTGGATGGTGAACCATTAAAAGACTCGTTGAAAAAATGGTGGAATGCGATTCTTGACAACGCAACACGTCCAGCTCATGTGATTGCAGATAGCCAGTATTATTCGGATCCCATTCCAGCGGATGAAAACTTTTTTGTAGATAACGAACCACTTGCATTTCCAAGAGATCCAAACGGGTCGGCTGGGAATACTATTAATTGCAGATGTAAACAGCTTTACGTGCACACCTTAAAGAAGGAGCAATAAAATGGATAAAGAAAGCCTGCCTATTTTCGTATTTGAAGACTTTAATCCTCAGATGTCGAGAAACATTCTTATGAACTTAGTATTTATTGAAAATCTTTTCGGCGAGGGTGGATATTACGCTGAAGACGGAGACGGCAACGACCACTCAGATGATTTCGTTACGAAGATGTATATCAATTCTCCGGGTGGCGCTTGCATGGATCTCTTTTCGATCGTGGATGGGATGAATGCTGTTAAAAAGCCGGTCGAAACATACTGTCTCGGCATGGCAGCATCTTGTGGAGCTGTTCTTTTGTCGGCAGGGGCAAAGGGAAAGCGATTCATCGGAAAAAACTCATACGTTCTTTTACATCAAGTCAGTAGCGTGGCTTTTGGACAAATTCAAGATATGGAACGTCAGATCGAAATGTCTCGAAGGGTAAACGATCAGATCTTAACTATTTTGGCAAAAAATACGAAGAAGTCGAAAAAGGAAATCAAAGCTGATACCGAGCGCGACCTATGGTTGAACGCTAAAGAAGCCCTTGAGTATGGGATCGTCGACAAGATTATTGACGAAGACCTGAATGAGATCAAAAGTTTGAATGAAAAAATCGGAGAAGAAGTGTTTTCAATAGGAGCGGGCATGGAGAAGAAATTTCAAGAATCTGCGGTTGAATACGCAGAGAGTTCTCTTGAGATTAAAAGTGTAAAAGAGGATGACGATTATTTCTATTTTGAAGGGTATGCAAGTGTATTCAATGTAGCAGATGAAATTAATGATGTTATTCACAAAGGAGCTTTTCAAAGGACCCTTGAATCATCAAAACTACTTGAAAGAGCAAATGAGCGTTCGGTTCTTTGGCAGCATGAACAAGACAACCCAATCGGTGTAGCAGTATTGAAAGAAGACCATAACGGATTACGTTTTACAGCGAAGCTACCGAAGGATGACGATTTTGTTAAAGGAAGAATTATTCCTCAAATGAAAGTGGGCTCGATCAGGAACATGTCTTTCGGATTTAGAGCAATGCAAAAGTATTACGAAGGTGGCACTCGGCACTTAACTGATGTTGAGCTATATGAAATTTCTATTTCAACAATTCCATGTAATCAAAAAGCAAAAATCACAGGGTTTAAATCCCTTGAGCATTCTCGTTTTGAACATGTCGCTGATATTAGTCGTTTTTTGAAAAATAACGGTTTATCAGTGAAAGACGCAAACGAGGTTATCTATTGTCTTAAAAAAATGTCTGCTCGTAATGAGTCGATTAAAGATGAACCAGCAGAGAAGAATGATCCTTGCAATGAGGAAGAATTAATCTCTGAAGTTATCAGCGAACTTAAAAGTCTCGTTGTAAAAATTCAGAATAAATAATCTTCAAAAAAGGAGCCATTTAGTATGGAAAACATTAAAGATTTAACATTAGCAGTAAAAGAATTGCGAAAAGCTCACGATGAGGCGGAAGGCGTAACAACAGATAAAGTTGTTAAGTTAACACAGATTGTTGAAAAGCTTGAATTAGAAAATCAAAAAAACGTAAAAGCTCAGATTAAAACTGACAATCTTGAGCGTGAGCTAAAAGAAGCAACAGGTAAAATCGAAGAATTAAAAACTCTAGGTTCTACTGATAAAGATGAGCTCAAGTCTCAGATAGATTCGCTTGAAAAGATTCTTGCTCGTAGAGGTGAAATTCAGGGTGCTACGAATAAAGAATACCAAAACTCTCAAGAATATAAAGCCATTGAAGAATTCGTTAAGAAAGGCATGAACGGTCTTTCTATGGAGCATAAAGCTAATATGACAACTCACAATGATGCTCAGGGTGGTTATACCGTTCCTACGGAAATGGCAGAAGTTATGTTGAGAGAAATGGATGAAGTCAGCGAAGTTCGTCAGCTATGTCGCAAATGGCAAACGAACGGAAAAACTCTTTCTATTCCAGTTCGTACAACGTTGCCATCTGCTTTTTATGAAGGTGAAGCAGAAGCAGTTACTGCGAGTGGTTCAACTTACCGTTCAGAATCAATTACTGCACTTCGACAACATGCTGTAATTGATGTAACTCTTGATTTACTTAACTTCTCTAAATTCGACATTGAAGCTGATGTTATGGCTGATGCACGTTTACAGTTTGCTAAATCAGAAGGAAATAAATTTCTCCTTGGTTCTGGGGCAAAAGAACCACAAGGGATTCTTGTTAACCCAACTGTTTATTCTAGTTTTCGTCAAGGAGTAGGTACTACGGGTGAAGTTAACTTTGATGACGTTATTTCTTTGGGCGGAGATTTGAAAGTTGGTTATAAGCCAGTTTACTTTCTCAACCTTTCTACTTTAGTTAACTTAAGAACTAAAAAAGATAGTAACGGTAATTATCTCTGGAGAGTTGGAGGTGAAACTCAACCAACGCAAATTAATGGTTATAACTATCTCGTGATGCAGGATATGCCAGATATTGCTTCTAATTCATTTTCAGTTGGTTTTGGTGATTTCTTTGCAGGGTATTCAATCATGGATAGCGTGGCTCTTGCAGTGATGCGTGATGATGTGACTGAAATGAAAAAAGGAATCGTCTTGCTTCACGTTATTCGTTGGAATAACGGTCAAGTTGTTCTTCCAGAAGCTTTTAAGCTTTTAAAAACAAAAGCGTAACCTAAGCAATATTAAACAATCTCCTTCGCTTTCGGGCGAGGGAGGGTTTCTTAAGTAAAACATATTGAACTTGAAAACTAAATAACTGGAGGACAGTAAAATGGAAAGAGATTTAACAGACGTAGAAAATGTAATTGCGTTACTTATTCAGCTCATTGGATCTGATACGACGACCGCTGGTGTCATTCTTGATACTGTTGGTTTTGAAGGAATTAACTTCGCTATGGTTACAGGCGTTATCACTGATGGTGATTTCTCTTTGACTCTGACTCATGGTGATGATTCAGGATTAAGCGATGGAGCAACAGTTCCGGCGGCTGACTTGATTGGCTCTTTGCCAGCTAATACGGCTGACACTGACGATGACACTATCGCTCAAGTTGGTTATATCGGTAAGAAGCGTTATGTTCGTGCGAACATTGTTACGGATAATACTTCAACTGGTGGAACGGTTGGGGTTATCGCTACAAAAGGTTTCAAAAGAAGCAAGTCATAAATCGACTGGCTTCGTAATGCCTATCTGGTTTGCAGACGGCTGCGATCGGAAGTGGGGCAGGGTATTTCCCGGAATGACCTTCCAGCCTTGCTCCTCTTCCACTCTTTAAATTAGTTTTTATTAACTGAGAATCGAAAGGAAATACGATGAAAGTCCAAATGACCCAAACGAAAAAGTGGAGTATTAAATTCAAGCTTGTCGTTTTAGAAGAAGGAAAGATTTACGACCTAGATGAAGATGTTGCAAAAGATGTTCTCGATAATAATTACGGTGTGATCCCCGGAAATCAGCCGAATGACAACAAAACAGACGAAGATAACTCAAAAGTTGGAAAAGAGCCAAAAGAATCGCCTTTTAAAGTTGATGGCATTGCTGCTTTCAAAGAAAACGACACTGAAGATGAGCCTTTCCAAGTTGGAATCATATCAGAAGTAAATGAAGAAGAAGCGACAGTTACCATTGCCGTTGGAGATGAATATTTCGAAGTTCCACAGGACGACATTGTTCTTGTTCCTTGTCAAGAAGATGAGCGGGCGACTTTTGAATATGAGGGAAAAGAAAAAACTCAAAAAGTGCTGAAGATCGATCTCGATAAGCAAGTTGCAATTTTCAAAATAAACAAGAAGAACGCCGAAGTACCTTTTTCAGAAATTAAATAATGGGATGAAGATCCAAAAAGGATATTGATTATGCTGACCTTAAAAACACGCGAACAGGATTTCGTAATACCGTTGATCGATATTAAGAACTTCCTTCGCATAGATTCCACTTTCGACGATGCGTTGTTGTATGGGCTTCTTGCTACTGTTCAGGATTATGTCACTAAATACACGTACAGACCGATCACCTTGAATACATACCTCTATAAGAAGATGGCTGATGAGTGTAAAGATCCGGACGAGCGTTACAACAAGTTTCATACCGATCGTGTTGAGTTCTGCATGAGTCCAATAACGGAAATCGTTTCCATTAAAACTTTCGACACGGCAGGCGTTTCCACCACGATAGATATGACGGACTATGTGATCGAGAATTATGATCAATTCGCTTTGATTATAAAAAAAGACGGTACGAGTCTTCCGGATGGTGGCCGGACGTACTCATCTTTAGAGATTGAATTCAAGGCAGGCTATACGGAAGAGACATTACCTCCAGGGCTTAAGTCGGCCATATTGATGATCTTGGCCAACATGTACGAAAACAGAGACGGTCTTGTTATGGGGACTGTTTCTGAAATACCTCATAATTTAAAAACATTACTCAACTTGTACTGTATAGAGGATCTCTGATGCTTCAAAAAAGAAAGCAATTTACAAAATTATCTATTCAGCCGGGCGACATGTCGCATCGAATTTCTATACAGTCAGCAAAAAGCAAAGCTCCTCTGAGTGGTGCTAATATGAGAATAATTTACACTGACTTTCATGAATGTTTTTCGGTGATTGAGACTTTATCAAGCACGCAACCTTTTGATGATATCAATATGGAAGAACAAAGAATTACTCATCGCTTCTGGATTCGATACATCCCCGGGATCACGGTGAGTCATCTTGTATTGCACGACAATCAACGACATAGAATCCTCGAGGTGAAAGACCACAACAATGAGCACCGATGGATAATTCTCGATTGCAACGTAAAAGGTATTAGTACGAAAGAGGCGTCTAAATGAGTCGTATTAAAGAAGTGAATAAAACAAAGTTTGCTTTGGAATCGATCGAGAAAGCAGAGACTCGTTTTGACTCTGGCTGTCGTCATGGTCTTTACCGAATAGGAAAGATTGTTACTGCGAACATTAAAGCGAGAATCAAGAATCCTCCTAAGACGGGAAGATATTACAAGTATAAAAAGAGAAACAAAAGGGCGTCTGCACCGGGTGAAGCACCAGCAAATAGAAGTGGGAAACTCAGAAGAAGCACAGGATTCAAAGTTTCAGGCTCTCGTGAAATGGATATAGGCTTTAAAGCTGATTATGGTGTTCATTTAGAGTCGGGGACATCACGTATGGAAAAAAGACCTTCTCTTCGTCCGTCAGTCGAAAAGAACAGGGCGAAAAGTTTAAAAATCTTAAGGCAATCGGTTGATGCAGAGGTGAAACGTCGTGGCTAAACTCGTTGATATTGTAAATCAATTAAGTCTGATCATTCCAAAGCAGACAGATAAATTCAATCGAAGTTATAGGGTAATCTCTGTGACGAAAGTTTCTGGAGAAAACAGGCTGCGGATTGAAACAGACAGGGTTAATGACTTGACTACTGATGATTACGTTATGTTAAAAGATGCTCTTTATCCTAACCCAATTACAGCGGCAACGTTGTCTGGGGGGATCCTTACTTTTACAACGCAGTACACGCACGACATGACTCAAGAATTCTTTAACGGCGTTGACGGTTATCCGAAAGATGTTTACTTAACAGGATTCAATAAAATACCGGCTGGCCTATATCCATTACTTAAGACGCCAACAAATAAAACATTTACGATCGCTACTTCATTGAGTGCTGCACCAAAGAATCTCGGTCAAGTAAACGAACCAAGACTCGACGGAGTAAACGGAAATTATAAAGTTTTCTCGAAAACATCAAAGACGACTATTGAAGTCGAGATCCCTGCAACATCATTGCAGTCATTCTTCGTAAGTTCTGACACGAAGCTTTTTAGTACGCCTAGAATTGTTGGGCTAATCAATGAAGAGTATATCGAGGAGTATTATAAAAGTTGTGAACAAACGATCGGAGAGTTTTTCGCCTTTGTTGTAAATGGTCCATCGGTTGTTTCTTTTAATCGTAACACAAACTCTGACGCAGTTTCTAAGGTGTCAAAAACAGATGCTATTCGAGCGGAGATTATTCAGCCGTTTGATGTTTATGTTGTTGCACCATGTACGAACGAGTTTACAGCCGTTGACGTATCAGATGAAATGGCAGATATACGAGCGGCGCTTTGTAAATCGCTAGTTGGTGTTTTATTTGATACAGGATTGCATGAAGACCCTATGTATAAAACCACGTTTCTTGGTGATGATTACCATGATTACAAGAGTGCTTATTACATTCATGTTTTCAACTTTGAAACTGTTTACAACTTTTGTCCAGAAGATGCGGTGGAAGTTTCTGACACACGAGCTTTCAGGGAGTTCGACACAGAATTTAAAAACATATTCGATGCCTACACGATAGAAAAAAAAGAAGTAGTCGGCGAATTACCTTAAAAAAGGAGAATCAATACAATGGAAATTTCAAAACCAGACATAACGGTCAATAAATTACGAGCTTCACTCCCAGCAGGACTCGACTCACAAAAAATTCTTGTAGTGGATCAACTTATTACCTCTGGAGCAACGGCAATCCCCGGAGCCTTAAGGATCGATGTCTCTAAAGATGAAATCGGATCTATTTTTAACAATGGTTCTCAAATAGCTAACACTTTGAATGGTATTTTTGACGTGTTTGAACGTTCCGGATCATCTAAAGTTCCCAGAGTTGACGTAATTCCTTTGTCGGATAGTGGAAGCGCTGTTAAGGCAACTGGAACGATTGCGATCGCCGAGGTAGGTGGATCCACAAATGCGGCGACTGTTGCTGGAGACGTTTATATCTCTGTTGCTTCTCAATTCAATTACACAGTTAAGCTTTCGATTGCTGTTGGAGCCGCTCTCGACACGGGACTAGCGCAAGCTGTTGTCGATGCTCTTAATGCTTTGACGGATCTTCCTGTTGTTGCTACTCGATCCACAAGCACGATCACTTTAACGGCCAAGAATGGCGGTACGGTGGCGAACTCATTTGGAATTAAGATCAAAGGATTGACTCTGAACGGAAGCGATCATGTTCTCGGAAATGTTGAGTTTACGATCACAGGGTTTGCGAGTGGTGCGAATGATGCAACGTTGCCGGATCTTTCAGCCCTACTTGATGGCGAACGTTATCAAACGATTGTTCATCCTTCTGAGTATGGAATTGCTTTCTCTGCCACTAACTTTCTAGACAGTCGATTCACGGTTGATAATGATATTCTAGATGGTGTTGCGTGTGTTTGTAAAACAGACACATATGCGAACGCAAAAACAGCTCTTGACCTCCTTAATTCAGAGAACCTAACGCATTTTTTCACTAAAACTCTTACCGAAGACATGCACAAGGGACCAGCTTTGTTAGAGCAAACGACAGTTGTTGCGGCAAAATTTGCAGCTCTCAGAGCTTTGCGATTAACAGAGGAAGCTAATATCGTTAGCATCACGCCAGCGGCCGTTCGTGGATTTAGTGACGGGCAAGGGGGAAAACATATCAGTACATTACCTTACTTCAATACTCCGATGTACGGCGTGTCTCCTATGGATGCAGGAAAGGGATTTACAAAAGCAGAAGTTCTTCAGATCGAGGCGAAGGGTGGATCGGTTATCGGGAACAACACAGCCGGAAACACGATCATTATGAGCACGATTAACACAACATTTAAAACGGATCCTTCTGGGAATGTGAATACGACTTGGAAGCGATTGAACACCGTCGACACGATGAGTGTTGCTGCGGAATATTTCTTCAATAACATGAAAGTCGATTTTGCACAAACTCGATTGACAGAGGGTGACATGGTTCAGGGTTACTCAATGATCAATGCTCAAGGATTCAAGGATCAGCTTAAGAAGTATTATCTTGATTTAGCTGATGTAGCAATTGTTCCAAAAAGTGCAGAAGCGACGGCTTTCTTTGTTGAGCATTTAACGATTGCGATCGATATGGTTCTAGGAAAAGTCACTGCAAATTCAGACTTTCCGATCGTTGTGCAATTGAGAACGATCCTTGCGAACCTGAAGACAACTTTTACAATCAATTAAGGTAACCCGAACGAAATAAAGGAGATGAATTAAGATGCCAAACAATCAAAGAGGCCTATCGGCTCCAACTGTACGAGTTAACAATGAGGTATTCGCAACCGTTCCGAACTCCCTTTCCGTAAAGCTCGGTCAAGGGGAAAGTGAAATGCTTCCTCAATCTCTGGGGAATGGCGTTGTAGAACTTATACACTTTGAAAAATTAGATAGTAAGTTTTCAGAAGTGCGATACTCGGTTTACACAACGAAAGAAAATATCGAGGCGATAAAAGTTTTGAAGGCTAATAAGAACAGTAATTATATTGCTATAAGCGATAACGATTACAGTATTGTAATTAACCAAGCCGCTCTCACGAACGATCCGGATATTAATTTCGCAAGTGAAGGTGAGATCGAATTAGAGTTCAAAGGTAATGCAGGAAGATAACTTTTTTAAAAAACCGGGAATTTAGGGAGGAAATAATAAAATGGAAAAGCTCGAATCCGAATTTGAATACGTTCTGAAGAAACAACTTCAGGTGGCTGACGGTGGCGAACTAGTAACGGCCGAAAAATTAACGATCAGGGCGCCATCGAATGCAATGATCAAACATCTATCAACTCTTGATCAGGAATTCGAAAAGGCAAGGCTCAGAACATTGACGGCTCTTAGTGATGGGCTTGGTCAAGAAGGGCTAGACAAAATCATGTCAGACGATCGGGAGACTCCAGATAAAGAGTCAAAGCAAGACCCGGGCGAATCAATTACGTCTGTTCTTTTGAGTGGTAATGGTGACATCGAAGCATGTTTCTTTGCTTTAAGAAATATCTTAACAAGCGGAAGTCATGACAAGCCGATGTGTGTTGCCAATGATCGGATCCGTCTTACAAAAGTTATGTATGACGACATGGATTATAGAGATACGAAGGCTTTACTCGGAGGCTACATTGAAAATTTTATTACAGCTTCCCAAGTAAATTAAGGGACTTAAAACTTGATAGAATGTATCTCATTGGGAAGCTGGTAAAGTTTTTTGAAGGTGGATTAAGTTTTGAGTATTGCGAAGATTTAGGCATTATGGATCTCATGGAGTTGGGAGAAGTGGCCACAAGGATCTCGAATGAAGAGAGAAAAGAAATGGGGAAAATTAAATGAGTGATTTCAGTGTACAGTATAAATACGAAATTATTGACAGGTATCGACCAGCATTGAGAAAGATTGCTAAGTCAACGACCGCATTTAAAAACAACGTTAAAAAAACAGCCATCGCATTAAAGAAATTCACCAAAAGCATGAAAGGTGTTTCTAAACAAGCGTATGCAACTGGAAAATCTCTATCAACTCGATTAACGCTTCCTATTCTTGGTCTTGGCGCTCTGGCTATTAAAGTATGGGATGAGCAAGCACAGGCTGTCGAACAGGTAAGGCTAGGTATTGAATCTACAGGTGGTGTTGCTAAGAAATCACTTGTTGAACTACAAGCACTAGCAAGAGGCATTCAAAACGATACGATATTTGGAGATGACAAAGTTCTTGCTGGGGTAATCGCTCAGTTGTTAACTTTTACACAAATAACAGAAAGTAATTTCGATCGTGCTGCGATTGCCTCCGTAGATTTGGCGGCGAAGTTGGCGGCCTCAAGAGGTGGCATGGTTGACTTAACCTCTACGACATTGCAACTCGGTAAAGTGTTAGCGGATCCCGTTGGACAGCTTGGCGCTCTTGGTCGGATGGGGGTTATCTTTAACGAAACTCAAAAAGCGACAATCAAAGGCCTGGCCAAGTCTGGAAGATTGTTTGAAGCGCAGTCTGTTATTTTGACAGAACTCGAAACGCTTTATGGAGGAGCTGCGAAGGCTGCGGCTCAAGTTGGCGCCGGTGGATTAAAACAATTGGTAAACGATTTAGGCGACACTCTCGAGGAGTATGGTCCGATCGTTTATAACGCCTTAGTTCCTTTAGTTGGGCTCATAAAAAAGCTTGATGGTGTTATGCAAAGACTTTCACCTAAAAACAAAGTGTTGGTCGTTCAAATTCTTGCAATTGGCGCTGCGCTGGCGCCCTTGTTAATAATCTTTCACTTCCTCGCTGTTGCTGTGGCTGGTGTCGCTGGACCGTTCTTACTTGTAGCGGCGGCCGTTGCTGCGCTGTCGGCTTCTGTTTATTATCTTATGAAAAATTGGAAAGAGCTTATGGCTGGATTTAAAGACGGCGCTCTGGATAAGCTCATTGGTTTGAAAAATATGTTATCCGGAGGATTTACCTCTCTTGGAAGTTCCTTTAATGGATCCGTCGATGTGAATGTTAAAGACAATGGGAATAATGTTGAAAGTGTTTCGAGTAAAAGCAAGAGTAAGAACTTTAATCTAGGAACCACAATGAAGCGAGCCGCTTTTGGAGGTGTTGGTTATGCTACTGGATAGAATGTATGCTTCATCATTTAAAGGAGTCCCGTTTTATGTCAATTCTTCTAGCATTACATTTGGACAAAAGAACGCTGTGCACGAGTTCCCGAACGCAAACAGGAGTGAGGTCGAAGCTCTCGGCGAAGCTGGTGATACCTTTCTCTGGATATGTTTATTAATAGCGTCGACGATGATTATGTTACAAAGAGGAACTCCCTAAAAGAAGCGCTCACAAGTCCTGGCGAAGGTGAGCTGATTCATCCGTATGAAGGTCAGGTGACTTGTGCTGTTGTAGGATTCCCAACATTAGCCGAATCAGACGAAGAGCATGGCATCGCAAGATTCACAGCGGTTTTCAAGAAAGTAACCACTGGGTTTTTCCCTTCTCAGTCTCAAAATAATGGTCCGAGGATCCGAACATACCTCAGTCAAATCAATACTGGATTGAGAACGCTTGTGGCTGAAGGTTACGATATCTCTGGTTTATATCCAAGCTCGACGGGTGGCTCCATTACGAAATTAACTTCATTATCAGCTTCAGCAAGAAATATATTAAACATTGTTCCTCTGGATGCGGCATCGGCATCGGCGATGACTGTCGCTCTGGATGTTTTTGACCGAAATATCGTAACAAGCGCTCTTGAAGCTGATACTTTAGCGACCCAGCTTGATAACGTATTCGATCAGATGGATTTAATGGCCGAAGAGCCTATCGACAATCTAGCGATCTATGAGGAGTTCTATAATTACGGATCTGATGACCCGACGGACGTTGCGATCACTCAAGAGCAGATCGAAGAGAAGAATAATCGAGACATAATCAATCAATATGTGAAGGTTTACTCATTGGCTTATGGTTACAGCACAATAGCAACGATCGATTTTGATGACGACGAACAAATGAACATTGTCGAAGCAAAGCTCAATGATCAATATGAAGCAATTGTCAATACGGTTGACGGAGACACACGAAACACTCTTATAAATATGCGAAATGAAGTACGCCTCTATTTCGAGAATCAACCAGTTCGAAGGGTGATTACTCAAGAGGTTCAAAAGAATCCTCTTTCAAAGGTAGTCTACTTAAATTACGAAAATATGGATCTATTCAGTAGGCTTTTTGAGTTAAATGGAAAAGAAAAGGTTTATGAAGTGGAAGGAACGATAAGGGCATTGTCAAATGAATGACGTTACGCTTGAAATAAATGGAATTTCTTATGATGGTTTTAAGAATATCTACTTTTCGAAGTCGATGGAAGATCTCTCTGGTGAATTCTCTTTCGTCACCACGTCACAGGGGAAAAGATATCTTCCATTTAGAGGTCAAGAGAAAGCGAGAGTTCTTTTAAATGGCGTGCCTTTTATTACGGGCTACCTCGAGAACTTAGAAATAGAGAGCGATGCGAATTCTCACACAATTACTCTCTCTGGCCGTGACAAGACTTCTGACTTAGTTGATAGTACTTTGTTTGGAAGTGTCGAGTTGAAAGCTCCTATCACGCTTACACAGATCATTGAAACGGTGCTTGAAGGATTAGGCCTCCGGTCAGACATCAAAGTTCTTGATACTGTTTTCAATATAAAAGCTTTCTCAGAAAATGAATTGATCGCTGGGAAGGTTGGTGAAAATGCTTATTCTTTTATAGAAAAATATTGCATTAAACGAGGTGTGATACTGACTTCAAGCGGTGATGGCGATATTGTCATCTCTCGATCTGGCTCGAGTGTGTCTTCTGGGGTTCTCTTGAAGCAAGTTGAAAACAACTCGAATAATGTTGAAGAGTCGTCAGTCGTTTATGATTTTACAAATCGATTTAATGAGTACGTGATACGTTCGCAAGGCAATCCATCGGCTTCAGAGTCCTTTTCATCCGAGGGCATGACGGATGTTGCTTCAATTAAAGGAATTGCTATTGATAGAGATGTTCGTATCTCACGCAAAATAGAGATGGAGGCTGAAACATCATCAACACAAGATAGCGTCCAACTAAAAGCAGAGTTTGAGTCGAATATTCGCAGAGCTAGAAGCATTCTGTACACGGCAATGATAAGAAATATATTCGTAAACGAAGCTAAGACAGAGATATTTTTCCCAAATACATTGATCAGTATTATCGACGATTTCTGTAACATTCAAGCGATGATGCTCATTCAAAAAGTCACCTATTCTTTAAGCGTTGGAAGCGGAACGAAAGTCGCAATCGCCTGCGTGCGAAAAGATTCATACGCACCGGAGCCGACTCGTGATGAAAAAGATAGCTCTTTTAACCAAGTGGGAGAAGATCTTGTCCAATATTAAACAAGCTAAAACCCTTAAGAAGTCGAAGGATGCTTCACCGTTTCCAGTTCTTCAAGTGACTTACCTCGAGAAAATTGCTGACGTTGCTGTTGCTGAAAATTACGGCATTCATGGGAACCCACCAGCAGGAACGGCCTGTCTTTTATTTACGGTCAACGGCGATGAGGCCAATCGATTTGTGATTCCTTTGTCGGCTGAGTCAAGACCTAAGAATTTAAAAGAAGGCGAGTTTGAAGCGGGAAATTTCGTTGTCGGGTCCACGATTAAATTTAATGAGCTTGGAGACATTGACTTAACGACGATAAAAAATATTAATTTAAATGCTCCTTTAGGAATTGTGACTGTTGTGGCTCAAGGAATCGTGCTCGCTCCGATTGGTGTCGCAGGAACAACCGTTACTGGAAATATTAATATGACAGGAAATTTAACGGTTGTCGGTGAAGTAAGCAGTAATGGAATTGTTCTTGATAATCACGTTCATTCAGGTGTTGACTCAGGACCAAGCAATACAGGAGGACCAGTGTAATGTCAGACAATCACGATATAGCTTTGGTGGAAAGTGAGGATGGCTTTGACATCCAGATCGCTGCGGATGGGGACTTTGTTCTTGAGGATTCGTTCGATTCGGCCATTTATATCAGCTTATTTTCCGATGCTCGCGCGGATAAGCGAGAAGTTATCGACCCACAAAAACGAAGAGGGTTTATTGGTGACTTAGTTCTAAGAAAAGACGAGCCTGAGATTGTCACTGGAAGTAAATTATGGTTATTACATGGAAGAAATGAGACGTTCGAACTAAACAAAGCTATGGATTATTGTCGCAAAGCTCTTCAGTGGCTGAAACTAACAGGCGAGGCAAAAGACGTGCAAGTTTCAGGGCATTTCTCCACAAACGGAATCGTTCTCGATATAAATATCATCGTTGATGTGACGCAGGTCACAAAAAAATCGATTAAATTATGGCATAACGGTTCGATCGAAATCTTTTAAAAGGAGTCAATAAGATGGTTTACAAGATCCCAACCGATCAAACGGAAGTTTTCAACACGGTTTCGGCAAACGTGAAAACGAATTTGCCGAATACTAATCCTCAAAAGAAACAATCTTTTCTTAATGGGCTTCTTGTTGGCCTGTCTTTCGCTATTTTTGATCTGTATTTCCAACTTAATGAGGCGATAAATCTCTTCTTTGCAGATTCAACCTATGGAGATTACTTAATTAGGAAGGCCGCAAACAACGGAATCGAGCGAAATGTCGCAACCGTTTCACGTGGAACGGTTGTTTTCTCTGGTACGGCCGGAGGAATAATCCCAATTTTGGCACAACTGACAGATTCTTCAGCGAGAAAATTCATCGTAGAAAGTGCTGTCACAATAACCTCACAGGTGTTGAGTGTTGCGTCGATGTCCTATTCCGGGGGTGTGGCCACGTTAAATTTCAGCGAAGCTCATTTCTTGGGGTCGGGAATTGAGATCACCGTTGCAGGGGCTTCACCTTCCGGATTCAATGGCACTTTTGACATAGCCTCTCAGCCGACATCTCAGAGTTTAACGTATGAGGCAGATGTGGCAGGATCGGGAACAGGGTCAGGAACTATCACAGTAACGCACGTGACAGCGACAGCGACGGTCAATTCTGAAGCCGTCGGAGTGCTCCAGAACCTTTCTTCTGACACAAGCCTTACCCTGGTAAGCCCGATCGCAAACGTGGACAATACGGCTAAAGTAACGAGCGAGGGAGTGGTCGGAGGAGCTGATATCGAAACAACTGATAGCCTAAAGGCTCGACTGATATATCGACTGCAAAATCCAGTGACGCCTTTTAACGCTACGCATATCACGATTGAAGCAAAAAAAATCACACTTGTTGATCGAGTGTTCGTTCAGACGACAACTCCAGCAGTTGGCCAGGTGACTGTCTATATTTTGAAGAGTGGGAACGCTGCACCAAGCGCCTCGGAATTAACTCTCGTAAAGGATCAGCTCAAGACAATTCTTCCAGCTCATAGCCATGAGGATGATTTGATCGTTGACACTCCGACTCTTGTTGCTGTTGATTTCACTCTATCAGGGCTTACTCCAGATACGACCTCAATGCAACAATCAATCACGAATGTTTTTACGGAATTTTTTAAAGATGGAACGACGGTTGGTGTTAATTTAACTGAGAACGAATATAAAAGTATTATCCAGACGACTATTGATACGCAAACCGGTGATCAATTAGCCGCATTCACTTTGGACTCTCCAACCGGTGACGTAATAATTTCAGGCACACAGATAGCAGTCAAGGGAGGGATCACCTTTGCTTAGTATTGAACAGTTCACATACTTTTTATCGTCTTTTCTTCCAGATGGTGTGGCTTACGAGGCGAAACATAAAATAACGACCAATATGTATCAGCTTGTAAATGCTTTGGCCAAAAGCGCACGGGCTTTTGATGTGGCCTTAGATAATGCTAAAGAGGAAATGGATCCAGCGACGACGGAAGACTTGATTGATCGATGGGAAAAAGAATATGGGATGGCAAAATCTTGTTTCGGTATAGCCGACACATTGACAGAGCGAGTTGCGAATCTTATTTGTCAGATTGGATTAAACGGAGTAACGACACTCGACGAATTTAAAGCAATAGCCACCAAATTAGGGATTACTGCAAACATGTTTCCTTATATCGAGGAGGCTGGCTATCCTTTTACGACTGTGGGGTATCCGTTCCCATTAGCAAGTCAAAGACTCGTGAGTCACACGTTAGTTGTTGAATTGCCGACCTCTTTCAATGAGGAGGTTTATCCGTTTTCTGTAAATGGCTATCCGTTTGATCTTGGTTCTGAATTAGAGTCAGGCGTGATTGAATGTTTACTAAGGAAATTAGTTCCGGCGACTGTGCAAATAATTTTCAGATATAACTTATAAAAAAGGAGAATTTTAAATGAAGGAATTTAACTCAGCAAAGGTCGACGGAAACTCTCAACCAGCCGATGAAATGAATAACATATTTGCCGAAGCGAAAACAATGCCAAGCTCTTTGAGTCTTGCTTTTGACGCTGGAAGTACAGTTCAGCTTGCCGAGGCGGTTGCGACTTATGCGGCAATAGGACAATTCTATACAGGAAGCGGATCTGCAAATGCTCATGTGTTAACTCAGGCGCCAGCAGGTAGAAAAATAGCGCCGAGTTATTTCACAGGAATGGTTTGTTACTTTGTGGCCACGAATGCAAACACCGGAGCGACCACAGTGAACGTTGGTGCTTTGGGTGTCAAAAACGTCAAGAGAGCAGACGGAAGCACAGACGTTGCAGCCGGAGAAATCAAAACAAACAAGCTGACGATGCTCTACTACGACGGAACGAGTTTTCGACTTGTTTATAGCGGTGAAAAAGAATTCCAAGCAACTGAAACAACGGATGCAAGTCAAGTCGGAGGAGCTTCAACGACACTGGCAAAGGCTACTGAATACGAGGCCAATTTTGCTGGTGAGGTTACGGCTATGGTTATTAATTCTGCCTCCGAGCTTTCAGGTAGCATCGGAACGTCAACGGGGTCGCTCACGAAGCAACAAAGTGATTATGCTTCTTCTGGGTCTGAAAACTGTTCGATTACAATGATGGTGGCGGCTGGTGATTTCTGGGAAGTAGAATGCGCCGGAACCACAACTGTATTCTTTAAACCAATTAAATAAGAGGTGAATGGCTATGTCTAAAAAATATCGAGTAATTAAAAGAACGAGCGATGGAAAGTTTATTAAAAAAGGTCTATGGACTGAAGCGGAAGCGAATGCGAACAAGATTGCAGGGACGAACGTTGTTGATGTGAAAGATCCGTCGACTATTGAAATAGAAAGTAAAGGGGAGCCGCGATACAACGATTCTAAATTTAAAACTTCTTTGTTGGCGGATCCAGCATTTAAAGATTTTATGGAGACAGGCTATGCGTTGAAAGTTGCTTTTGCGTTATTGAATCATAACTGGGTGGCTTTAAATATCATCATAGCTGATTACGCAAAAAGAAGCATCGTTACGGCGACTCTTATTAAAAAATTCAAGGCTAAATTAAAAACAGAACAGGGAATCGATCTCGATAATCTTTAATTGTTGAAGGGGTAAAAAAAATGATTAGATGTCAATTGAACTGCGTGGATAACACGACAATTACTTTGCATCAAGGCGAAGACTATTCCATCCCATTAAATTTTTATGATGGCGATAATGACGCCTTAGATATTTCAGGTTCAACAAACACCTTTATTGCAAAGAAGCATCTATCTTCATCGACAAATATAATAGACATCGATGCTGTGATATCAAATGCAGTCGGGGGAAAAGCTATCGTCCAAATAACAAAAGCGGCCCTCGCTGGATTACGAGGACCATATTATTTTTCTATTCGTCATAAAAATTCGGCTGGTGTTCCTGTAATTGTTGCAAAGGGATATATAGTTGTCGAGCTAGACTCAACCGCAGGGGAGGCATAAAGTCATGGGAGAAACAAACGTAAACGTCACTATAAACTCAAGCTCGCAAAATGTTGGTGCAGTTCCTTTCTCTGTAACGACTGTATCTGAAGGACAAACAATTTTCACACTTCCAGACGCTCCATTGGCAGGAGGTTTAATTGACGTAAGTATTAACGGGATTTCTCAAGACAAAGTTAGTGGAGCTTATGTTATTTCAGGCTCAAATCTAACGACTGACGCGGGATTAAGCATAGGAGACATTGTTCATGGAATATTTCAAGTTTAAAAGATCAATCTTTACGTGCCTCCTCCTGGTCCTATTTGTGGGAGTCTTTTTTTCAACCGCTGACGCCGTAACGCTTGGCAAAGCAAAAGATATTTCAGCGAACACGGCTGAATTTGACGGGATCCTTACTTCTTCGGAAGATAATGTCCAAAAAGCTCTCGATAAAATAGACACAGCGCTTGCGGCATCTCAATCGATTGTTTCTGAGGCAACGCTTGAGTCTTCTTTGGCTGACACGACAGATGTTTATACCAATAACGATTTTAGTTCTGCGAATATCCTTTTTGATGCTGCGCTGGATTCAATCGGAGAGTTAGAAACTCAAATAACAAACGACCTGATTATTAAGTCCGAAATCGACACGCTTGCCGAGTTGAATGCGATCCTTACGGACGCGACTCTATCTGAGGGGATCCCGAATTCAGACGAAGAGATTCAAGATGTTGTCGGGCTGATGGTCGCAGGGAACACCGAAACAAAAATTACTGTCACTTATGACGACGCAGACGGAACGCTTGATTTCGTTGTGAATGGTCTTATTACGAGCGAGATTGACACCGAAGCAGAGTTCGAGGCTTTACTATTTGCGGTGATTACGTCGGCAGATATAAACACCGAAGCCGAGCTTGAAGCAATCGTCGGAGTCAACTTCGTAAAGATTGTCGATATGGACACAGAGTCCGAATTGGAATCTCTTTTAACAGATGTAACGAATTTAATTGTTTCCTCTGAAATAGATTCTGAGGCAGAGCTTGAAGCTTTGGTCGCTGATATGGCAAACATTATTCAAGAAACGGAGATCGATACAAAGGCCGAGCTTGAGGCGATTTTGACAGATGTAACGACACTGATTCAACTTTCACAGATCGACACAAGAGCGGAGTTAGAAGGAATTCTTACAGACGTAACGACTCTTATTCAAGCAACCTCAATTGATACAGAAGCAGAGGTTGAGGCTCTTTTGACTGACGTTACAAGCCTTTTGACTGATGCTGACATCGGCGTAACGGCTCAAGCTTACGACGCAGATCTTGACGATCTTGCAGACGGTTCTTTGACTGGAACAAAGGTCGGATTTGCTGATACTGATTCAAAATTTACGGCAACGGATGTTCAGGGCGCCATCGAAGAACTCGACGACGTGGATAATGCTGTTAATGATGGCGACGGAATGGTAGACTGGAGTAATCTTGAAAATATTCCGGCTGGATTTGCCGACGGAACTGACGATGGTTCTGGCGGTGGTGATGCTCTATGGGTTAGTGATGGAACAAACACGTCAAACGTTACTCCCTCTGAGAATGTTTCGATTTCTAACGGTATTTATGTCGAAGCTTCGACTGGGTATGTAGGAATAAGAACTCAATCTCCATCTAAGCCGTTCGATCTTGAGCAACCTGTTGTGTCGAACTCAGCTGGAGGATCTGGGTTTAAACTTCAAGTTAGAAATGCCGCTGAAGGTGAATCTTACGTTACAGCAAGTGCGGATCAATACGGAAACACTTTTCTAGATGCTAACTCTTTTGCTGGAGATTATTATTTCCGTATGCTTCGAACTGGTGGGGATTTTAGATTAAGAGCTGGGACCGGTGGCGAGGTTCATTTAGCGGATGACGGGAAAGCTGATATTGCTTTGTTTGCGGCTGCTGGATCTGCTTATAATTCGCAAACGGTCACGCATTATGGATACAGTACAGCGGCGACGAGCGCGAACCACGCCAAATGGTTAATCGATGCTTCGGATCCTTACTTTCAATTAACCACGACGGATGTTGATCTTTTGGGTTTTAAGATAGACATGCCCATAGTAGCCACAGAAACTCTTACAGTTGCAGGCGATTTCACGCTAGGAACGACGCTCTCGCAATCTGGTGGTAATGCATATTACAAAGGCGAAGAGATAGGAACTGGTTCAGGAATTAGCTTGTGGACCGACAACGGATCCACGACAACACTTACATCAACAAGCGACGATCTATCTGTTCAAAATGCTTTATTTGTTGATGCGGCGAATGGGTGGGTCGGAATTGGCGCGAATACAACACCAGACGCAACGCTAGATGTAGAAGGTGATATGATTGTTACGAGTGATCTCACGGTAGACACTAACACTCTAGTCGTGGACTCAGGAACTAACCAAATTGGCATAGGAACAACAACGCCGAGTGAAGCCTTAGACATCGTAGGGAATTTAGAAGTAAATGGTGGGGTTACAACTAGCGGGGCTTATTACGGGCAACTCGACAACGTAACCATCACAGCTCGTGGGGCTGACGCAATCGAAACACAATTAGATAATGCTAATATGCAGAGCTACAACGCAGATGCAAACTATCGAATGAGCGCGGCAAATCCAACGGCTAATGATGTTCATCTAGGTGCTGACTTATCAATAGGTAATGATTTGACAGTTCTTGGGAATACATACATTGATGGGAGTCTTTATTTCTCAGGAGCCTCAGACACGATTAACTTTCCGAATAATGTGAGTATTACGAAAGACCTTACAGTTAATGGAAATGTTTACACAGCACCTCGTTCTTTTATTAAAGGAATGGATTTGTCCTATAGTGGCACAACTTCTATCACAGTTAAGCCAGGAGAGGGTATTTGTAATAATAACTACTTCCGCTCAAGTTCTGATATAAGCCATACGATTACTAGCTTTTCAAATGGTGGTTTTACTTACCTATACATCGATGATTCAGCGAGTTCTTATCCTGATATTACGGTAATTCATTCAACCACATCTCCTTCTAAAGATGACACTAAGCTCGGTTGGTATAATGGGAATGATCGTTGTATAGGAGCTTTATATTGCGATAGTGCCTCAACTATTGAGCAGTTTAAGTCTAGGGAAGGGATTATGTATATCAATAACAGTCTTCAGCTAGCGTCTACTCAAGCAACGTCAGGCTCGAATAATTGGCAAACGCCAGATGATGCAGAAGCCTCAACAAAGTTGCCAACAAATGCTGTTCGTGCTTACGTTCTAGCCTCGGCCACAGAATCCGCAGCAGCTTGTCAATTCTTTGTTGACACAGCAGAGTTTGCAGTCATAACGGGAAATGGATCAGCATTTAAAGGGCAGATGCGAGTCTCTGGTTATAATTCAGTCCTATTTAAACAATGGGTTGATCTTGGGCCATCAAGAAACCTCCGAATTGATTGTGCATCTGGTGATGTTATGGACGTTTTTATTGCAGGGTGGGAGATAGATAGATAATGAAATATAAACTCCTAATAATCCTCCTGCTGTTATTGCTTCCGATAAGTGCAGAGGCATTCACCCGCCACTTTGACTTTGAAGATGCGAGTATCTCTTCTCCTGTGAGTGGGAGCTTAGTTAATAATGATGGTGGGTTGAACCAGACTGGTGATGAAGTGTCTCAAATGTACTATGACACAGATAACTCTGGAGGGAGTAGAGGTCGTTATGTTGCAAGGGCTGAGTTTTTCTTATCTCAAAGCGCAGTAGAGAACCATCAAACAGGCGCGACTTTTAACATCAATCCAAATGCCCCAATCGTCGTTGGTGATGATGTTTGGA